ATCAAGAACTAATTCAACTGGACTGTTAGTTTCTTCATCTGTAATAGTGAACGTAATCTCGTTATTCACTGACTTCGATCTTATTTGTAGCATCAAGTACTCAAGATCGAACATAGGTAAAGATTCTATATCAACGCCAAAAGTACAATTTCCTGCAATCTGCTTCATTGCTAATATCATCTGAGTTGCATCTCTAGACTCTTGAGCCGTAAGTAGAACTTTCTCTTCCTTTACTGTAAATGGTCTGAACTGCACATTATTATCTGTTGAGTGTAATTTGACCTCAAATAAAGGAAGGTCTATCTTAGGTAACGCCATCTCACTTCTCCTATACTATAAAATTATTTAAATGAATTATATATTGTGTTCGCTGTTTGTAAGTTATTAATTGAGTCTTGAATATCAGTGGGTTTTCTGAACGACTCAATCGCATTCACTGTTTGGTTGATTGTGTTGAACCATTTAAGCATTCTGCCTGCGGTAGAACCGTTATCTGCTTCTACCCTACCTGATTCAGAACCAGTAACTTTTAGCTGGTCATATGTGAAGCCTATAGGTAAGGTCATTACGTCTCCTTGGTTTTCCCAAGCAGTTGATATTTGTCCAATGCTAGTTGGATATAGGCCTGAAAAGTTATACACATACTCAACCTTTTTACTATTTTTTGAGAATACTGCAACATCCATTGTAGTTGCGTACTCATTTTTATATCCCATCTCAAAGGGCAGTGCACCATTAACTGCACCAAAGTTACCGCCACTTCTATCATAGTTTACGATTGATTGCATCCATCTATGAAAGAACTTCATAATACCGAAGTTTGAGTCTACCATAAAGACACATGGCATCTGAGGAAAACTTAATGCTTGTGGTCTTCTACTGATGGCTCCGAATCCTTGTTGCTGAATGTCTGCTGTAGTGATGTCTAATTCTGGTAAGGTGACACTTCTACAGAAAAACTCAAGATCCCTTGTTACAGGAATATCTACAAACTCATTAATTAGTGCTTGAGGTATATTAATTCTAGCGAAGAATAGATTATTCTTGGCTACACCGCCATGCTGTGATAATTTTGAGCTAAAGTCTGATATATTGAACGACATTTCTTATTCCTATTTAATTTTACTTCTTGAATCTGCCCAAACAGACGATTTAGATGCGCCAACAAAACGCTCTGTCGGCAAGAATAATGCAATATCCCATTCTGAAGGATATACATACATGAATTTACTTCGCACCTGTGATGTTAAATACCTCTTGATACATGGTTTAAATTCTTTGAACTTAGCCGCACCTTCTAACACTTCATAGCTGAGTCTTAATCGTGTTGTCTCATCATATCTTTTATTGTTTGCTGTCTCATATAATGCATCCATCAACTTAGCACGAAGAGGTAATGGTAAATAGTGCATATTTAATCCGTAGAAACCACCCTTAACTTTTCTGTACGGAAATATTAAAGGCATTCTATCATAATAGGGTAGAGTGTCTTTATTCTTTGCTGAGTACTCATACATATACATTGACCCGACTAGAGGCATAGATGTCATTCTATCTTTACTGCCCTTTTTGCCAAAGAAATCGTTCTCTCTAACACTCTTGTAGTCTTTGGCAGTATCACGATACCAATCACGAGCCTTAGAAGTCTGAGCAGGTATTTTTCCCTGCCTTATGCCTCGATTAAGTATGTCATCAAACAATACAGCCATTAGAGTATTACTATACCTTCTTCAATTAATCTTTGTCTGTTGATCATATGTTGCTCTTGAATCTCTTCTTTTGAACCACCGTAGTAGTCAACAGCATGACCTTCATCCATTAATACCTTTGTGACTGGTCTCCATGAGTCAGTCTTAGTATCATACACATCAAAATCGCCAAGAATACGACCAAACTTACCTTTCATATCTTCGCCATTTTTAGCAATCTGAGTCTTTAATACTGGCTTATCACCTAGTAATTGCTTGAGTCTTTCTTTAGCCGCTAGACCAAACTTCTTCTCAACTAAGTCTCTTGTTCTTGATTCGGGTGTGTCGATGCCCATGATACGAACTCTTTCATTCTTCATCCAGATACCAAACCCCAGATCAATATCTACATCAACAGTATCACCGTCAACAATCTTTACCACTTTACATTTGTATTCGTACATTATTTAAATTCCCTATGTTATAATCTATTTATATGATGCCTGTTATTTTATTCCTAACTCTTTTTCTGTTATAATAGAAAACTTCCACCCTCTATCTTTACAATATTCTTCTGCCGCAGTCCACTTAGCCGAGTTAGTTCCGTAAGTCTTTACTTCATTTATATAACGCTTAGTGGGCTTATTCTTTTTAGTGTTCTGTACCTTAGGTGCTTGAGTCTGCGCCCATGGTTTTACTTCAATTAATATCTTTTCTTTCTTTCCATGAAATGTTTTCTCAACATAAAAGTCAGGAAAGTACCTGTGCATCTTACCGTCAATGGGAGAGCGATAGGGTATAACTATTTCTTCGCTGTTCCATCTGGTGACGTGCGGATGCTTATCTAAATATCGCATGAGTTTAAGCTCCCACCCGCTACGATATATAATATTAGTAGGGTCACCCTTATATTTTTGGGGGTGTTCAGGCTTAAATCTTCCTTGATAATACTTCGGCACAATATCTCCAATACATATAAATAATTACCATAGACTAACTTATTATTTATATACAGGTCAAATAAGATGACACAGGGATTACTCAAAACAAGTCCACTTGAAGCTATGGCAAGACGTAAGGTTGAGCAAAGAGGTCCATCAAGTGTGATGACTTTTCCAAAGAACTTAGGCTCACATGGAACGCTAATGCGATTCTTTGAATATAGCTATGGTGGCACAAAAGGTTCTGAAGAAAAACGCCTTGCAGAGATAATGTTGCCTCTACCCAAGCAGATTCAAGACAATTTTAAAATTAATGTTGGGGGTGACGAACTTGGACTGACCGGTACTAGCGCAGCCCAATTATCTGCTAGACCAGGAGATGCTCAAAATGTTGCTTCTACACTCACTGATCAACTAAAAGACACTGGTACAGCCGCATATAATGCAATTGGTGGACTATTTAAAGGTGAAGAGGGCGCAAAAGATGCGCTTATTTCTGGAGCAAATACACTCGCAGATGGTGTGGGATTTCTTACAACAGCAGGACTATCATCAATTACGCCAGATCTAGCAAATGGTATCGGTGTTGGTCGTGGTACAGCAATTAATCCTTTTGCGACTCTTGTATTTAAAGGTGTCGATCTTAAAGTACACTCGCTTGAGTGGTTATTATCACCAGAAAGTGAAGAAGAGTCACGACAATTAAAAACAATTATTCGTACTCTGCAACGCATGGTGCTACCTAAGACAACATCTCCTCTTGGCGATGAAGCTTCAACAGGAGTGGAAGTATTAGATCGTGGTATATTAAGATATCCTGCGATGTGTAATATTTATTTAATGGGTGTGGACCAGTCATACTACCTAAGATTCAAGACTTCAATGATCTCACAGTTAAGTATAGATTATACTCCTAATGGTATTTCAATACAAAAGGGTGGTAAACCATCTGCAATAAGAATTACCATGACATTAAATGAAGCATTTATTCATACTGCTGACGATAATTCACCGTCTGATCTATTAGAAGAAGCAATCAGCGAGAAGCTTGAGGATTTGGTATCAGATAAACTTACATCTGACGGAGAAACTCCTGAATATAATCCAGACATTATAAGAACAGCCAATAATCAGCCTCCAGTAAGCAACACAACAAGATCAAGTGATGAAGTAACCATTATTAAAACATTACCAAATGGTGCTACAGAAGAACGAGTAACAACGAAAGAAGAATTAAAAAATCAAGGATTCAGTGATGCTCAAATCGCAGGCACAGATCCCGTGGGCATTACAGGCGTATCATTTCAGGTAAACGGAGCATAATATGTACTTCTCATCATTTCCTAAAACAGATTTTAATGGTAAAAAGCTTCTTGACATTACCCGCAAGGCAAGCCTGAGTAAGATTGTTAAGAATGGTGCGCTTTCCTATATGAATTACACAGTCGAGGAGGGTGAGAAGCCTGAAGATGTGGCATTTTATTACTACGATGATGTAAAATACGCTTGGCTAGTCCTGCTTGCAAATGATATTGTTGATCCTTATACACATTGGCCTAAATCAGAGAAAGATTTAGATGAATATATTAAGGTACAGTACGCTGATAAAGCAGGTACCACAGGTGAAGGCGTGATCGAATGGACAAAGAACGCCACCATCGGTGCGAATATTATGTACTATCAGTCGCATTCCGATCCTAGTATCACACTGAATCGTTCCTCATATTTAAATACCAGCCCGACAGAAAAAGCAGATTTTTACCCAGTCCGTATCTATGACTACGAGTTTTCTCTTAACGAAAGCCGCCGCCAAATTGTTTTAATTAATAAATCGCTTCTATCTACCATTGAAGATCAACTAGAAAGAGTATTGCATGACTAGAAAGCTAGCCCAAGCTGGATTCTTCACACTCAGGTCAGCGAAGATACGACCTTTATTTCCTGGTGAAGAGACAGAAAGCCAAAAAAACCTGAGCGAATATATTGATATCACTAAGGTGGTATCTAATTTCACGATGACTGAATCAATTAATGGTCCATACATCTCAGGCAGGATGACAATACAAGAAAGTAACAATCTATTAGAAGACGTTCCCATTAGAGGAGAAGAATCACTTCAGATTACTGTAACAGACTTCTATGGAGCCACACAAACCTATGACTTTATCGTATATTGCGTAGATAACATAGGACCAGATACCAGTGTCAACGATAGAATGATGAAATACACATTAGATTTCACTACAATAGATAAGCTAAACAGTGATAGAAAAGAGATAAGGAAGTCATTTTCATCTCAACCTATTAGTAATATGGTGAATACAATCTTTAATGAGTATTATTCTGATAGTAAGAAAGAGATAGAGATAGAAGAAACATATGGAGAACAAACTGTAGTCATACCTAAGCTAAGACCTGATGCAGCCATGCAGTTTTTATCTAGAAGAGCATACTCCTCTGATAATAAAACATCTTTATATAGATTCTTTGAGACAAGAGAGAAGTATTTCTTTTGTACGCATGAGTACCTAACCAATAAATACAGTGGTTTTGAGGGGATATCTGAAGAGGAAAGGAATCGCTTATTTTTTAATTACCGTGTGTTAGAGGACAACACAGGTGGTGGCCAGATAAGAGCGCAACAGAGCATAAACGATGTGTCCTACGGGAAGAAGGCCGATAGCTTTGCTGAAATGAAGGAGGGTGCCTATAGGCGCAACGTGACCGAACTTGATATCGTCAATAGGACCCGTATCTCACGCCAGTATGATTACACAAGCGAATACAAGGACTACAAGGCGCCAGAGGACTTAAAGCTATCACACTCTCAGGAGTTCATCGATTCCTATATGCCTTCTGCATTGGCACCTGATACTACACTGATTACAGACTTTCCGCAGATAGGAATGAATAGAGGTGAGAAGAGTAAGCCATATCAGCACTTCTATGAGAACTATACTTCAAAGCCTGTTGTGGACTATCATTTGAACTTGAACTCTTTTACCGTTGATATATATGGTCGTATTGGGCTATATCCTGGTATGGTCATTGACCTTGATCTATATAAGTTTAGTAATACATTATCGGGTAATAAACAGACTGATAAGCAGAGAAGTGGTAAGTATATTGTGATGAGTATATCTCATAGCTTTAGTGGTGATAGTTATAGACAGTCTCTTACTGTATCAAAGGGTGGATTGTCATGAGCCATGATCTAATTGGAATTTTGTTAATCATATCAATAAGTTACACGATCTATTTGAAATTAGAGGATAAAGACTAATGAGCGGATTTAGTAATATGCTCCACTTTGTAGGAGTTGTTGAAGCAAACAATGACCTTACGAACAATGGTAGAGTGAAAGTGAGAGCATTTGGTATTCATCCTCCGAGAAAGAGTGATGTTGATGCTGATAGTGTTCCTACTGATCATTTACCATGGGCGACTGTATTAGATGGTTCATATGGTGTAGCACCCGTGATTCCTAATGTTGGTGATTGGGTGTTTGGATTCTTTATAGATGGTAATGAAGCACAACAGCCTATGATTATGGGTAGATTGCCTGGTCAACATCTACAGATGCCTGCAGGTACTGGTGAGCCAGGAGAAGATGGTTATCTACCGCCTGAAGTTGTGAATCAATTTGGTAAGCCTGATCTACATCGATATCAAGGTGGTGAAGGAGCTAGTCAAGGACAAACACTTGCTCAACGAGTCTTTGCGAATACACAGATACCTCAAGCAGATGGTGAGTCGTTTGATGAGCCACCTATTATGATGCCACAGAATAACTATAAGAATAGAGTGATTAAGTCTGCTGATGGAGATAACTTTATTGTATTGGGTTCTGGTATGGATGGTGAAGGTAGCGATTACTTTTTGATCTCCCACTCCTCTGGCTCTGTATTCCAGATTGACCCAAGCGGTACCATCTTCGTTAAAGCATTTGCTGATAAGTATAACACAACTCAGGGTGTCGAGTCAACCTATGTGAGAGGTTCTTCTCATAGTACGATAGATGAAGATTATACATTAAAGGTTGGCAAATCTGGTAAGATCAGTGTGAATGGCCGATTAGATATAGAGTGTACAGACTTTAATGTACGTGCCGCTCGTAATATCAATCTAGATGCTGGTGTGAAAGTCAACGTATCTGGTGCTGGTATAGGAATGTTTGCTACAGCAGATGATATCAATATGGTTGCGAATACAAACATTAAAGGTCTTGCTACACTAGGTGGTATGTATTGGAAGTGTCTCATGCCAGGTAATCCAGCTGGAGATGGTGGTGACTTCCACGTAGACTCATATAAGACGAATATGTACAGTGTTGCATATACTAAGATACACAGCACAGGTACTCCAGCGATATCAGCACAACTATTACCATATCCTGATGTAGGCCATAATGGTGTAGAGATTAGTAGTCTTACATCACTACGAGTAGACTCATTACTTACAATGAACATTGCTACAGGTGGTGTTTTGGGGGTGAGTGCTATAGGTGCGATGGGATTAACGTCAGGCGCCACTATGGATCTAGCATCTGGTGCTCAGTTAGGTATAGGAGCTGGTGGACTCGTGAACATAGACGGTACGTTAGTGAATGTGGGTAATAGTACAGCTGGTATTACAACAACAGCTTCAGGCGGTTCAGTTACAGCATCATTAGCACCTAATCTTCTTCAGAAAGGTGTACAAGCCATACCTAACATATGTGTAGCAGAGATTGCGAAGGTTGTCAAGCCTCAGGAGATCACAAACGTAGTCACCCCCACATTACCTAGTAGAATAAAACGATTCTTCTCTGGTCTATCGGGCTTAATGCGAACCGATGATGATGAATAAATACAACTGGGATGGAATAAATCTGTTACTTGCCACTACTATTATAACACAAATACACCATTTGTCAACAAAAAGAGTGAAATAAATGTCAATAGAATGTAATAATACTACGCCAATTGCTAGTCGGTTCTCTGATCTGACTACACCTGTTGGTGACATAGATTTCTCTGCACTGATTTCTCAACCCGATCCATTAGATCAAGTCAATAGACAACAGATTGTCAGTATTACAGATAAGTTAAACAACTTACTTGCACAAGAAGATTTAAGTGAATACCCGACACTCGACAAGAGATTTAGTCAGTTTCCTCTTACATATACAGAGATTGCGGACTACACATTAACGAATGCCATTGACACTGTAAACATATTGAATGCCATTGAGAGATATAATGGTACTCTGGGCGCTAACGTAGTTATAACAAATACATTAGATGACCTTGATACTTACTATGACGATAACTTAGGTAAGACGATCAATGAGGGCTTATGTGGCGCATTTGGTGATACTCTTCTAGAGTTACTCGCTGCCTTTACTCTATTAGACTCTGCGGTAGGTAAGTTAAACTCTTTAAACCTAAATGATGTAGACCTTAAGAAGAAAGCAATTGCTCTAGCACAGAAGTTAAAGATTGATGCTCTGGCCAAATCTCTCGCCGAGACCATTGATAAGCTTATAGAGAAGATACAGAAGAAAGTTGGAGATGCTGTTAATAAAGCCATTGCAGACGTTACTGAGTTTGTAGGTAATCCAGGACAGTCTATATTGAATCAACTTACCAAGATGAGAAACGAAGTAAGTGACTTCTTTAGTAGTGATACAGTAAAGCGTATTCAAGCGAATGTAGAAGCATTCATTGCTGAGATGGTCGCTATGTTCGAGAGACCTACACTTGCTAATGTTCAGTTGATGATGCATAAGTTATGTAGCCTTACAGAGACTATCATGGCGATTCTATTCGAACCCGCTGATGAGATTGCTGAAGTGGCAAAAGTCATAGAGAAAGAAAAGAAAGTACTTGACACAGTAGATAAGATAGAACAAAAGAAAGCAGAAGATGCTGGTGCCACTCGTGTCGAGAAAGAAGTTGCAAGCGAGGTCATGCTTACTGCCGCTGATATTATTAATGATGGTGCGGCTGATACTAACCCGAATAGATATACTGTAAGAGTTCCTGATGAGTCTAAAGCAAGAAGTGGATTCTTTAAAGATGAAGTACGATATCGTCAGCCAGGTGAACTAGGCTATGTTGACCCCGCTACAAACTCTTTGGCTCTACCTACGAATGTAGACTATGTGACATCACC